TTACTCATCACTATCATCTTCTTCAAAACCACTGTTTACAACATCATATAGTTTTTTTAAATTATTAAAAGCTTCAGCTGTTACTTTATTAGTAGGATTAGCATTGGGATTTAATATTTTTGAAATTTTATAGTACCATTTTTTAGCTAATTTAGGATCATGATATAAGTTATCTGTTAAACCAATATATTTATTTCTTTTTTCTCCATCAACTTCTGTTAAGCAAAATAGATATTTACTTCTTTCATTTTTAAAATAATCATCATTTTCAAAATCTTTCCATTTATCTTTTAAAAGTTTTACAATTTCAAATAATTCTTTGTATTCTATTTTTTTTTCTTTTCTTATTGATAAAGGCTTAATTACATTCTCTATTTCTTTAACTATATTTTCAACAGAACCAATTTTTTTAAGTTCTTCAATAGTAGAAATGTTTCTTAATTTTTCAATAATTTTCATAAAAAATCACTCCTATTTTTATATTTTTTAAAATTATATAACTTATTTTTATTTTATACAACAAAAAAGAATGGACACCTGAAATCCATTCTTTTAAATTTTTAGATAAACTATGTATCTATAACTATTTATAAAGACTATTTTATCAATAATCAAAGAAAAAAATTGATTTATTTTATCTTTATCTTTTTCTTTTTTTATTTTTTCAAGATATTTAAAAATAATTTCTTTATTATTTTTTGTACTTTCTTTTACAGAGATTTTTTTATTTAATTCTTCAATTTCTCCCAATAATAAATTAATTTTTTCATTTATTTCTTTTGAAAGTTTGTCATAAAGTTCTTCTTTTATCTGACCTGAGATATATTTTCTAGTTAAATTTTCCAATTGAATTTCTGAATTTTTTTGTTGATTTCTATAAAATTCTAATCTTTCTTTAATATTTTTATTCACATTATCAATATTTTCTAAGTCAATATTATTCAAGACATTTTCAATAGTATTAATTACTGTTGGAAAAATCTCTTCTTCTTTTATGGCACTTATACAATTATCTGTACAAATATATATTCTTTTTCTTTTATATCCCTCATTTGGATATAATTTTTTTCCACAATTACAGTATAGTAAATTTCTAAAAATAGCAGGAAATGTTACTTTTTCTTTATAAGTATTTTTAAGAAGATTATTTGCAAGAAAAAATATTTCTTCTGATACTATTGCCTCATGTTCTCCTTTAAATACTTCATAGGTTTTATTCTCTATTCTTTTTTTATTTGAATCTTTTTGGAATTGTTGATATTTTAATTTTCCAGCATAAACTGGGTTTGATATTATTCTTCCTACTTTTTTATATTCAAGATTATATATTTTTGCAATTTTTCCTTTTTCAGTACCTTCAATAAATAACTGGAATATATCCTTTATCATTTTAGCTTTTTCAGGGTCTACTATTAATTTTTTATCTTTTAATATATAACCAATAGGAGCAGGTCCACCAGTCCATTGACCTGACATACATAATTCTTTTAATCTATCTTTTACTCTTCTAGCAATCTTTCTTCCCTCACGAGCATCTAAGAGATTTAAAATTCCCTCTAAAAATAAGTCATCTTCATTACTTGGGTCTACCCAACCCCTACTTATGTTATATACTTTAACATTATAGTTTCTAAAAATTTTATATAGTATATGATGTTCTAATTCATCTCTACCTAGTCTTGAACTTTCATAAACTATAACTGTTTTTATTACTCCAGCTTTTATATCCTCTATCAGTTTTAAATATTCTTCTCTTTCATTTGAATATCCACTTTTTACATCTTTATAAACCTTATAATCATTGAGTCCTAATTCATTAGCTTTCCTTTCACATAAAGAAATCAAACTGTCAATATCTTGTTTATCTGTTGATTCTCTACAATAAATAGCAGTTGTTATATTCATAAAGTATTATCACCTCAATTTGCTAACACTTCTTCTTTTGCTATTTCTAATAATGCAAGTAATATAATATTTTTTTCATCTTCAGAAATATTTTCATTTCTTATTACTTCCATATAAAATCTAACTCCTTTCTTCATTAATATACTGGTAAGATTGTGGAGCTTTTTCTATTCCAAAATCTTTTAATTCTAATTCTTTTTTATACTTAATAACTTTTTTTATTTTTATAGCATAAGCAACTTTTGAATTTTTATAGTATTCAAAATATTCTTTTTCTGAAATACCTAAATTATTTTTAAGAGATTCCCATAAAGGTTTAGGAGCTGAAGAAATTATTCTATCTATAATAATTTCTCCAACAACTTTTTTCTTTGGAGAACTTGAGTATATAACAATAGTATTTACACTTCTTTTAAAATCTTTTTTTCTAAGTTCAAAAGTTTTAGTTCCAGCGAATATTTGTTCTACAAATTTAGGCTTTATTGACATTAAGACTTTCATTATTTATTCCTTCTCTTTTATTTTTCAAATCCATAAGCATTTCTAATAACTTTTTATGTTCCTCTTTACATTCTCCACATAATTCATTAATTTTATTTTCACAATGTTCGATGGCAGCATTTAAATCATTCATTGTATAAGTTATTTTTTTGTGATATTTTTCAAATTCTTCATTACTTCCCCATACCTCAAAAATTTTCATAGGATTTTTAACTAAATAGTCTCCATATCTACAAGTTATTATTCCAGAAGGATTTTCTATATTTATTTTTTGAGAGAATTTTATATCACTGATCACCTCTTCTCTTGTATCTTCAAAACACATCCCAAAATCTTCACCATCACATATGAAATCTAAAACTTCATTTATATTATTTTCGCTAAAATGTATTACTTCTACTTCTAAAGTTTGTAAATATTTTTTACTCATCTTTACCTCCAGTATTTACAAGAAAAATCTTCTTGTTGCTCATAACCAAGCTCTATAGTTGCAGCTTCTGATTTTTCAATAACAAAATTATTTATTTCATCTGAAAGTTCATCTGCTAAATCATATAAATCATTAGGGTCTAAGAACCTTCTGAAATGATTATCAAAAAATTTTGTAATAATATCCAAAGTTCCCCAGCAAGAAGAAGGAACATCTGGATAAAGTTTTTCATTTAATACAGAACATTTGCCTTTATTGTAATTAGAACACCATTTGCAAACTTTTTCCATTTAACTCACCTAGTATCCTAGTTGTTCATGTAATTGTGGATTTTCAAAAATATTACCAACAATTTCAAAGTCTCCTTCTCTTTCTGAAAGGTGTTCTGTAATATTTTCATAAGAAACACGATAAGTTCCATCTTCATCATCATAGGAAATTAATCCATAAATATCATCTATACCATCATTAAATTTAATTACATCTGCTTCGTAAAGCTCTTGACCACCATTATCTTTTAATCCAGTAAATTGTAAAAGCTCTATATTTTTAAATTCAGCTGTTTTATAATTTTCATTAAATAAATTATCATCTTCTGTGTATCTTATATATTCATAATTAAAATCTATTCCAATAATAGATACCATTTTCTTTTCTTTCTTCAACCAAGCTTTTATTTTTAATTCTTTCATTTTATCCCCCTAAGCAGTTTTAATTTTCATGATTTCTCTATCAACCATATTTAAGTATTTTTCAGATGATTTTATTAGTTCTTGAACTTCTTCTTTTATATCAAGTTCATTAACTAATTTTTTTATTCTATCTAATTTAAAATTTTTAATAAGTTTATTCCAGGAATGAATAGTATCTGTAAATCCAGCTGGAAGCCTTTGTAATTTATCTTCCAAGGTCATTGGAGCCTTTTCCCAAATAGAGTTTGCACAATCTTTAACATGGACTTGCATTACTTCCCTAGTATAGAAATTTTCTTCATATTCTATATTCTGGTCTTTAACATCATCGTAACATTTGTTATAAATATCAGATGTTAGGTTTTTACATCTACCTAGCAATATCTTGTAATAAGTATTTAAATAACCATCTTCTTCATTCTTCCAAACCTTTTGATGATTACCAATTACAATTTCTAATGAAAGTAAAAGAGTCTTTAAACTAAGAGCATCAAGCTCACTTTCAGTAGGTTTTTCTATAAATTTAATTTCTTTCTTTTCATTTATCTTGATTTGTCTTTTCACAGTCTTTTGAGCTTTTCTCATTTTTACTCCTTTCTACTAGAAGAGCAGTTAAAGCTAATTTTAAAATATCCATTTTCTTATTCTCCTTATAAAAAGCCATCTTTTTTTAATTGTGCATATTCTTTAAGTTGTTCACTTAGTTCTTCTTTTTTTACTTGAAAATCCTCAAATCTATCAGTCTTTTCAGTTACAGTCATGTGACCTTTTTCAGATATAAATTGAGTGGGGAAAATGATAATATAAGGAGCTTTTAAACCAGTCCCTTCTTCACTTTCTAAAAAACCAACATAAATATCTGCTTTATTGTTGCATTCAAAACCCCAAGATTTTTTACCACTTCTCATTCTTATAGATGAGTACTTTACATCTATATATAATCCATCTAAGCAAAAATCAAAGATTGGATTATTTTTTTGCCAATATTTATTAGCATTAACTGCATCAGGAACTAACTTTTGAAAATATTGTTCAGCTTCTCCACCTAATCTTGTAGCTTTTCCACCATATTTTATTTTGTCTTGAATTTTTAAAAGACCACTTGTTAATAAAATTTTATGTGCAGCCAATATTGGTAAACCACTTCTCTTAACAGCTTCATAAAAATTTCCACATTCCATATATATTTCAACCACTTTATGCAATATCCTCATCTCCTAATAAATAAGTTTCTGTACCTTTTTTTACAAACCAAAATTTAGAAACTGTGAAATATAATATATTTTTTCTAGTAACTTCTATTCTTTTTATAAAATAAGTACCTAATTTTATTGAAAAAAGTTCATATTTAGCTATACCTAATTTTGATTTGTGTAAAATAATATCTCCTGGTTTTAATTCAACATTCAATTTATTATTTACAAGTTCAATCTTTTTCATTATTTCACATCCAACTCTCTAATAGAAGAAATGGAAAATTAAGTTTATATTTTAAGTTTTTCCAAAAACTTGCTTTTTTACTTTTATTTATAGAGAAGCCTTTAATCTTTTTACCTTTATTTGCAATAACTACAGCTTTGCTATAGTCATTTGTAAGATACTCACCATTTACAAGCCATAAATTTTCTCCAATTTTTCTTATTTGTAGCATCATGTCCTCCTATTCTTGACACCACAAATAACTTACTGTAAAATAAAACTGTCTGAGGGCTTTATCAACACAAGCAAGTTACTTGCAGTGCAAAATTGATAAAGTTCTTTTTATTCTGTAAGTCTTTTAAAAACTTTTATAAAAATTTCAAGTTCTTCATTTTCTTTCTTCATTGCAATAATTCTTGCAATTCCTAGCATTGCAACAGCAGCATCATCTTCTATTAAAGATTCATTGCTTTTTATAGTAGTTTTTGCTTTTTCAATTAAATCATCTTTAAAAATCATATTTCCTCCACTAGTTGTTGTAATTTTTTTATATACTCTGTAAGCTCTTTTTTATATTCCTGCTTATCAGTATCATTTAATTTCATTGTTCTTTTTTTCATTCTTTCAACCTTTTTGAAATTAAAAAACTTTTGTCCAGTTGGGAGAAATTCTCTTTTATTCTCTTCAATGACAGGAATTAAAAGTTTTCTAATTTCTTTAATTTTATATATGTCATTCTCTAAAATACTTAAAACTTCTTCATACTTAATTTCATTATTTGTTAAAATTTTTATAGCTTGATCTGAATAAGAAAATATTTTTTCTTTAAAATCTGGAAATTCCTTATAAAATTTCCATCTTTTTAAATAGACAGAAACAGCATCTTTAGTTAATCCTTTTGAACTATACCAAGCCATAAATGACCCTGTAGGCTTTAGAGTTTTTTCAATCAATGCCAGTGATGAACACATGTCAAATAGATTATTTTTCATTTTTTTATATGTATTCATAAATATTTTTTCTTGCTCAGACACAGTAGCAATTTCAACATCATTTAATTCGTAACTAGCGAAGTCAAATTCCTTTATTTCTGATTTAGAAGATATAACAACATCAAAATCATTTTCTAAATTTTTATTCATTGTCTATCTCCTTCCAGATATTTATAAAAATACCTTTAACATAATCTAATTTTTTTGATTTACTTTCCCATAACAATGTTTCATTATCGATTAGCTTAGAAATAAGGCTAATTTGTGGAATAGGAAAACTTAAATATATTCCTTGTACTCCTAATTTTTGGTTTAAGAAATCATAATATTCCTTTTCTAGCTTTGTTCTTCCAGTTCTATTTGGAACAACAGCCTTAACCTTGTTTAAATCAACTTTTTTCAACATACTTAATACTGAATGTGTTGTAATATTGTCAAGAAAAGTTGGAATAACTATATAGTCAGATACCTGAATAAATAAATTATCTAACCCCATTACTGGAGAACCATCAATAACAATATAGTCATATTCATCTTTTAAAAGTTTTATAGCTTTTTTAAAAGCCTCATCAAAAGAATTTTTTATCTTATATCCTTGCAGATGCAGGAAGAAAAGGTTTTCTCTTAATTTTTTAATTTTATAGCTTTTACCTTCAATGAAATCTTCAAGTCCAAATTTGCTTGTATCATCAACTTTAATACCTGCAAATTTTAAAATGTCATTTTGGGAATCGCTGGTAAGAATCAATGTCTTTTTATTTTTTATTAATGCTTTGTGTGCTGCTAATTGTAGAGTTATATAAGTTTTTCCAACTCCACCTTTATTATTTTTAACTAAAATAATTCCCATAAAATCCTCCTATTTTTTTATTTTTTTTCTAGCTTATTTTTAAAATAAATTTTAGAATTTTTTAAATTCACAAATGTGTATCCAGATTCTTTAAGAGTTCTTAAAGATTTACTAAGTTCTCTTTTTTTGTTACATAAGTGCCAAGCTCCAAACTTTTTAATAACAATTCCTGATAAAACTTCATCATCTTTAGTTGCAAGAATAAAGTCTTGCCTATAAATCATTGAGGTTCCAGCAGTATATCCAGTTGCTTCAAGCCATTCAACCTCTTTAAAATTAAGCTCTTTTTTTTGTCCATTTGAAATAACTATTAATTTTTTATTTCTGTAGTCAATGAAGCTAACACTATATGTTTTTTCATCTGTGTAACTATAAATTTTTCCTCTTAGCATTATTGCTCCTTTCAGTTATAAAATTCAGGGTCTTTTAGACTTTTAAATGCTCCAATTTTTATAGCACATAAATGCCATAATAATTTTCCATAACTGGAGCAATATTTATATTTTTCAAAATCAAGTTTTTCTTCATCAGGAAGTATTTTATTGACTTCTTCAAATTGTTTTTGAACTTCACACCATTTTGCAAATGGCATGTTAATTTTTGTTGTTCCCATAAATCTCCTTTTTAAATCAATTCTTTTAACTTGAGTTCTTCATAGATAAAAGAACTAATTAGTTTATAATACATAGTTTTACTTTTCTGCTTTACCTGAGAAAAATGGCTTATATTATGTTTTTTTAGAATTGTATTTTCAACTTCTTCCTGTTCATTTAAGGAAAGTTCAAAGAAAACATTAAGAATATTATCATTTTTTTCACACTCCTTTCTCTCTTCTTCTTTAATTTTTTGATGTTCAGTCTCTTTCTTTTCAAGCTCCTGAGAGTTTACCTCACAAGTTCCTTTGAAAAGGTGGTTAGAGAAAACAGCTGCTACACTTTTAACATCAGATTTATTTTTTAATATATCTAGTTGTTCCTGAAACGTTTTTAAAACAAATTCTAGTGAATTATTTTTTAATAACTCTAAAACTTTAACTTCATGTTTCTTAGAAAAAGTAATTTCATTTTCTATGAACCATTGTTTTATTTTTTTCAAATCATCATTGGCAAACTCATGCTCATATGATTTATGTTCTTTATGATTTAATTCTTTATTTAAGTTATTTATTATATATTCTTTATTGTTGTCAATTTCAGACAAACTAGTTTGTCTATTTTCATCAGACAAGTTTGTCTCTTTTTTACAATCTAGTTTGTCGATTTCAGACAAACTAGTTTGCGGGTTAAAAAAAACTAAATTTTCAATCATAGAATAATTAATCTTAAAATATCTTTTACAAGGAACTCCTTTATTTTTTTGCTCCAATATTTTAAGTTCAATTAAGTCTTTAATAATTTTATCTTGTTTATGCCTTCCTATTCCTGTAAGTTCTCCTATTTTCTCAATAGTCTGATAGAACCAACCCTCATCATCTGCTAGTCCATCACTGGCTTCAATAAGGATTGTTAATAAAAAAGCTGGCTCTATTCCTAATGTTTTTACTATTTGTTTATTTAATGTGTAGTAGTTACTACTCATTAATAATTGTTTAAATGTTCTTTCTTGCATTATTCCTCCTATCTTTCAATAGAATTTTCTTCAATTTTTGAATAAATATTGTATAATTAAGTTACAGTATTTTATATAGGAGGTATTATATGTTTGATGAAAAATTTTTAACCTTATTATTACTTTTCTTTCCAGGAATAGTAGGAGTATTATTTATTAACTATGTACTAGAAAGCTATAAGAAGCTGGAAATAAATTTATTTCTTCTTTATTCTTTTGCATTGGGAGTTGTTTCCTATTTACCTACAAACTTCTTTTGTGAGGATAGCAATATATTTGAACTTAGAGTTTCAACTAAAGCTCTAATACTAGCTACTATCTTTGCTCTAATAATTTCAGCCATAATAATATTTGTGATAAATAATGAATTTCTTCATTTATGTATGAGAAAAATAAAATTATCACAAACAATGGGAAGAAAGTATATTTTAAAAAATATTGTAGCTTCAAAAGATCCTAAGATGAATTATTTACTTAATCATTGGGTATTAATAAGATATCAAAACAAGGAACAATGTTTTCGAGGTTACATAGGAGCAATAGACTTTTTAGAAGATAACTATGTAGAAATCTTACTAAAAGAAGTCAGTGCTTACTATGATAATAAAACAAAACCTAGTTATGAAGTTGAAGCAACATATCTTTGTGAAAAACTTGAAAATATAATAATTGAATTTCAAAAAAATATTTAACTTTAAGGAAAGGAGGGAGATCATATGCCAGATGGACAAGTAAAAACTCCTATTACTGATAGTGTGGAAAAAGCCATTTCAACCCCAATGAGCAACCCCAAACCACCAGTACCAAAGAAATAATAATCTCCTCCTCTATAAAATACTGTAAAAAAATATTTAATTGCCAATGTCCAAAAAATAATTCTTATGGTGGAAACCTATTTAGAAACATAGCTTTCAACTCCTTTGTTAGTCTTTATATAGATAGCTACAAATAATGATTATTTATAACCATCTATCTAAGGACTAACCTTAGATTGTTCTTAATTTTTCAAGTTTTTCAATAATTTCATCTAAATTTTTTCTAGTTTCATTTTCTGGTGAACTACTAAAATAAATATCTTTAAAAAAATCTGCTCCTAGTCCTTGTTTCCAACCTTTACTATATATAGTCACTTCAAAAATTTCACAATGTCCTGAAAAACGAATAAACACTGTATTTTTTTCTCTGCTGTTAACTTCAAGTCCTAATTCCATTATTTTTAATATTTTTTCTCTAATTTCTTTATTTAACATTATGAATCTCCTAGTCTTTTAAAATATCTTTCAAAGTGTAAATTTCAACTCTTTTAGTGCTGATATATTTCCATAATTCTTCATCATCAATGCCATTATCAAGTTTTGTTTGGTATTCTTTTAGAGCTTCTTTTCTTAATTTATCTAATGCTGCAATTCTAGATTCTATATATTGTTTAGTTTTCATTATTACTCCTATTTCGCCATTCCTTTGTATAGTTTTTCCAATGAAACAATTGCTTCATCAACTTTTGAATGTCCAGATTTTTCAATCATCTTTTTAATTTTGTTATACCAATTTTTAGCTTTTTCTTTATTGCTATAATGACCAGGATCTATTCCTAGAAAATCAAGTTGAATTTTTCCTTCTAGTTCAACTAAGAAAAATATATATTTAGAAGTTTCATTTTTGAAATATAAATTATTTTCCATTTTCAATCCTCATTTCTTTCTTAATTTCATTAATAAATCTAGCATCAACATTCAATGCACAAGGTTCAATGTTAAAATTTTCTGGAAACTCTGAATAATTTAATTCAATTTCATTTTTAGCAGCTTGCAAAGTAGTAAAAGCTGAAAGAATTATTTTATCCTCATTTGTGATAATATAGATTGTTCTAATCATTTTTATCACCAGCAATCTTACAAGCATATCCCATTTTTTGTAGCTCTTCCTTGATTTCTAAAAGTTGGACATCTCCAAATCTTTCAATTAAATCATTCAATTCTTTTAAATTCATAAATTTTTCCTCCTCTTTGAGAGAAAAAAACTTGTAAATAAAGCCTATTTATGTTATAATTTATTTATAAGTAAGGGTGTTTTAAAAGCTCTAAATACTTTAAAGAAAATGGACTTCTGTGGTGGTTGGACCATTTTTTTTATTTCTTCGAACTTTCATAAATTCTTCCAAGCTCAAAATACTCTTCTTTTGTTAAATTCCAAACCTTAACAAATTCTTCAATTTCATCTGAGTTAGCGTTTTGGAATCTCTCAATCAAATTTTTTAATTGCTCATCAGATTTTAAATTTAACTTTCCCTTTTCTAATAAATTTTCTAAAAATTCTAATAAGTCTTTATTTTCTATTTTTTTCCCCTCCTGCTTTTTTAGTTGTATTTTGATACTGTAATAATACTATTAATTTAATATTAAGTCAAGTGTAAAATAGTATTATTTTAACACTAGAATAAATAATTTTATTTTAGTATTATATTAGTATCAATAACCAGTGGAGGTAATAATATGGCTAAGAAAATAGCACTTCAATTAAGACTAGATGAAGAACTTCATCAAAAAGTTAAAGAAATTGCAGATAAAGAATTAAGATCTATTAATGCACAACTTGAATACTTTATTTTAAAAGGAATTAAAGATTTTGAGGCAAGTCAGAAGGACTCTTAATTTCTAAAATCTTACTACCTAAATCTAATAAAATATTCATTAAAGCATTTTGAGATATACCCAGCTCAGATGCTTTTTTTGCTATATATTTATAATTTTGTTCAGATAATCTAATGCTAGAATTATATTTATTCTCTTTTTTCATTATTCACCTCACATATATTTTCTTTATTCTGCTTTTTTCTTTTGCTCTTATTCATCTTGCATTACTTTTCCAGCTATCATTCCTAATTCAAAGTACTCATCTTTTATATTTTCAATTACTATAAAAAATAATTTTTGAAGTTCTTCAAATTCTTCATCAGTTAATTTTTCTTCAAGATAACTAATTTTTCTTATAGTTTTTTCAATATTAGTATTCAAATCTGTATTTATATAGCCTTTTTCTTTTAATGCTTCAATAAATTTAACTATTTTCTTATTCTCCGTATTTTTTCTCCTCCTAAAATAATTTTTAAAATCTTTCAATTAATTTAAACAATTTTTAATTGCTATAAACTAATAATAATCTATTTAAAATTGTTTGTCAAGTGAAAAAATTGTTTTAAGCAATTTTTTAAATTTTTTAAAGGTTGTAAAATTGTTTTTAATAGTATATAATCGTATCAAAAGCAATTAAAAATTTTAAAAGGAGGTTGTTATATGATAAAGTTCAAGATTCATATTTTAATGGCTGAAAAAAGAATGACACAAAAAGATGTCATGGAAGCCACTGGAATAACTACTACTGTTATGAATAAATATTACTATGGAACAATAGCTAGAATTCCTACTCATCATATTGACAAACTTTGTAAATTATTTAACTGTCAACCAAATGATTTATTTGAGTATATTCCAGATGAAACCCAAGAATAGTTTAATCTTTCAATAGCACAGTCCACAAGCAATGAATGCTTGGGGAAGCAGTTTGTGAACCATGCTATTCAAAGATTAATTATTTTTTATTTGAGGGGGTTATTTATGAAATTTACTGTAGTAGGTCGTCATTTAGGAACAGACTTTTATATTATTTGTCATGAACAAGTGGATTATTATATTTTAGAATCCTTAGATGAACTAAGATTAGGCTCAACTATAAGAGGAAATATAAATACTGAGATATTTTATGATGAAGATAATAATTATATTTCCACTTATAATCTTGAAGAAACTGGAAGCTATGAAAATTCTATAAGAATATTAAATAGCTATTTCAGGTAATTCTCTTAAATTTAAAACTGAAGTTAAAAGTTCATTTACTTCACTAAAACTAATATTTTCATTTTCATTAATTCTTATAATTAAACTTGTTACTAAAGTATAATTTTCTTCTGGATAATTTGCATTTCCAGCCTTTCTTACCTGATGAATAGCTTTTGAGCATTGTTTTATATCCTCAAGAGAAGCAGCATCATAAGTTATTAAATTCCATAGTTGATTTCTCAATTTTTCATTTAATTCAATAAAATTTTTGTTTTCAAATAATTGTTCCATTTTTTCCTCCTAATAATTTATTTTTAATTTCTCAGATGAAACCCAAGAGTAATCTTAATTTCTCAATAGTAAAGTCCACCCACTCGCCAAAGTGATTAACTGTGAACCTCACTATTGAAAGATTAAGAAAACTCTTTTTATTTTTTATTTTTCTAACTTAGAATATCCAAGCTCTTTTAAAATATTAGAAATCTTTTCTATTCCTTTTTGGAAAACTACTGTTTTAAAATATATTCTTAATTCTCCACTTTTTTCATCATTATATTTAGTTTCAATCAATCTAAACCATCCAGCATCAACAAACTTTTGATAAGGCTTATTATCTGTTTGTAATACATTTTCATTTCTTAGAATTTCAAATAATGTATTTCTTCCAACTCCCTTGAAATTTAAAACTTTTGCAACAGTCTGCATATCACAAGTATGTTTGCTATCAGTAACATCGTTGTAAAATTCTACTTTTGGTTTATCTTCTTGTATCTTATTTTCTAAAACTTTAATTTTTTTAGCATAATCTTCAATCATTCTACTTTGAATTTGATTAGCTCTTGCTAATATCATTTCTGGACTATTCCAAGCTTCTTCACATTTGATAAAATATGTTCTAGCTTCCTTACCTTTTTCATTTCTTTGTAACATTGAAATTTCTTTTGCCATATTCAATTTTATTAAGTGGTCTGTACTTTTTCTTATTCCACCAAAGGCTGTATCGTCTTCGTCATTTTTGACGATTACGATAAAATCTACATTTTCAATAAATCCATAGTTAGTCATTCTACTAAACCACTTCATATATTCTGTACCTATCCCCAAAAACTTATGCAGTTCTCTCCCACTCACTAATTGTTCACCATTTTTTACTTCCACTTTTATCAATTCATTCATAAAAAACCTCCTTATATTTTTTATCACCTCCCTAAAATGATTTTTTTAATTAGTTATATGTTTTAACTTGTTATATAGCTTTTTCAATGCTATAATTATGTAAAAGCTAAAATATAAAAGGTGGTGATTTAATGTTAAAAAATCATTTGTCAAAATTAATGGGAGAAAAAAGATACTCTATTGTTGAAGTTTCCAGAAAAACAGGATTAACAACTTCAACTATTTCTAATCTTTATAATGATAAAGTTAAAAGATTAGATTTTGATACTCTTGAAAAATTGTGTAAATTATTAAACTGTAATACACAAGATATTCTTGAATATATTCCAGATGAAACCCAAGAATAGTTTAATCTTTCAGTAGTACAGTCCATAAGTTTTTGTGAACTTTGGGGAAAGTTGCTTATGAACCATACTACTTAAAGATTAATTATTTTTTATTTAAAAATTATTTGTGAAAGGAGATTCCACTATGGGAGAAAAGAAACAAAAAACATGTTTTATCATTTGTCCAATTTCAAGTGAAGGCAGTGATATTAGAAAAAATTCAGATAAACTTCTAAAACATCTTATACAACCTGTTTGCAACAAGTTAGGCTTTGAAGCAATTAGAATTGATAAACATTTTCATAATGAACAAATTACAGACGAAATAATAAAATATCTTGAAGAAGCAGAATTGGTTATTGCTGATACAACAACTAATAATCCAAATTGTTTCTATGAAATTGGATATAGAAAAGCTATTTCAAAACCTCTAATACTAATAAGAAGTGTTGGTGAAAATCTTCCTTTTGATATTTCTGGAATAAACTCTCTATCTTACAACCTTCAAGATTTGGATAATGTTGAGGAGTTTAAAAAGAAATTAGAAGGAAATATATCTATTTTAGATTTTGAAAATTCTTATCCTAAAAATAAAACAGATAAAAACTCTGATGAAATCTTAAATAAAATATTTCAATTGTTACTTAGCTTAGAAAATAAATTAGATTTAATTAATACAGAAAATAAAGGTTATAATAAGAATATAGCTTCTTTTACTGCTATAATTTCTTCACTTATCCAAAAAGCCAATAATAGCCATCCTAAAACAGAGGAAGAATATGTGTTATCTGTATTCAAAGAAGCTATTAAGAATCCAGATAACTTTTCTAAAATAATGGCAATGGTAGATGCACCAAACAAGAAATAATTATTTCTTGTTTGTGCTATCATAAAAGCCTTTATAGAAAGCTAATTTAATTTCTTTTTCTTGCAACTTATTTTTAAGTTTTTCTATGTCTTTATCATAGTTTAATCCTTTAACAATTATTGTCCACATATATATTTTTTCTTGTATACTCATATTTTTACCTCACTTTGCTATAATCTTTCAACAGTATAGTCCATAAGTTTAATGAACTTTTAGGAAAGTTGCTTATGAACTATATTATTCAAAGATTAATTATTATTTTATTTACTTAATCCTTAAGCTCTCCTAAATATAAATAGTTAGTTACGAAAGGAGAATAATTGGAGTTCCATAATTATTTGATTAATGAAAAATTTTTAAGAGATAAAGAAAAGGAATTATTCTATATAGAATTCCTTAATAATGATGAATACTCTAAATTGGGTATTGATTATGGTATCAATACTAAAAAAATTTACTTTGTAATAGGTTCTTCAAAAGAGCAATTCTATGAAAATGATAAAACATTACTGACTTTATATCTTCCTCTAAATGTAAAAGAAGATGGTAAAGATTTAAATATTGAATTAAATTTAATGAACTTCTTAAAAAGATGGTATTATGAAAAAAATGATATAATACCTACATTAGAGTTAACTAATATTAAAATTAATTATAAAAATAATATTTTCAATTCACTATTTCCTTTAACAAAAGAAAACTTTTTCTATGAAGGAATAGAAGATAACTCGGCTATATTCAGAATTTTAATAAATCATAAATTTTAGTATAAAAAATTTAATTGTAACTAACTATTTTTTCAATAAATAATTAAAAATATTTAAAGAAGGTGTTTTTTATGAAAATGGATCCTGATTGCATTAGAGATATACTACTTCAAACAGAAGAAAGATTTGTTATTATTCCTTTGCCTCGTTTAAATTTTGATACCTGTAAAATGGAAGATCCAGAATCTTTACCAAAGGAGAAGTATCCATATATTTATCAATATGATATGAAAAAATTAATTTATCATGTTGAACTAGCTGCTGAAATGGATTTTATAAAACTTAATGATTTAAAAGATATTTATAAAATTGAAGATTTAACAGCACAAGGACATTTACTTCTTGCCGACATCAGAAATGAAGATGTTTGGAGTAAAACAAAAGATATTGCTAAAAAAACTGGAATATCTTCACTTGATGCTTTAAAACAAATAGCAGTTAATGTTGTTTCATCAATGATTACTAATTATTTTCAAAGATGAGATACGACCAATATCTAAAATTAAATGTTCTTCTATTTTTCCATTTTCATTTAATTGATAGTCTATTTTAAAACTTTGAATTCCCACTATCTTTTGTCCATTAATCTCAATAGAAGGAACTGAATGTGTTCTTTCCACTGAGATTTTTATATCATTAGTAGGAATTTCATTGTTCTTTTTTAGCTTTAAAAATTTATTTTTTTTCTTCAT